ACAGGCCATGATCTCTGGTATCGCGGACCGTTCCACGATGTTTCAGAACCCCATGACCGCGTCCCTCGGTGGGGCCAATCAAGCGGTGGATAACATTCAGGTCCAACTACAGGCCATTCAAGCCGGGGTCACCAATCCGCTCATTTCTGTGGGAGATGCGACCCAATTGTTGACGAGTCATACCTTCTCAGATGTTCGCGCCTCATTAAGTACCTTACTAAGCCATACTAATCGACTCTCTGGTATCGCTGAAGGGCAGGGCATTAATCTTCCTGGAATCGAAACTGTCTTGTCTATCGGAAAAAAGATGAATGATTATACGACCTTACTTGATGGCGCCTCGGGTTGCCTTTCGATCATCGGAGGCATGACTGGCATCTTCAGTCAGGATGCCATAGGCGCCAAGACAAATGCCATTGCTGAGGTAAGCAATCGTATCATTGCTGGGGTGGCGTCGATCACCGAGGTGACCCAATCCCTCTCCAACATGACCAACATCGCCAAAGGTATCTTCTCGGCTGATTCAACCTTTATCCAACAGTGTGTGGCCCAGATCAAGCAGGCCGCCTTGGCCCTGATGATCGATGCGTTGAGTGCTGATCCTTGTGCAAAGTTTGTGTTTGAAACGGTCTCGAACCGCACCTCCCAAGGAAAAGGACTCCTGGATCTCTTGAATAAACCAGGTTATCCAAAGATTCAAGAATTCGGTGCTGGCGTCGGTAAGACGCTTGGCTTCTAACATAAATACAAGGTATTATGGCCACTAAAACGTTACCGATATTCCAGGACATCGATCTCAATTTTACCCAACATCCTGTCCGACACGATTTGGTACCATTGACAGATATGGATGCCATCGTGGCCTCTGTACGGAATTTGACGAGTACCAATCATTATGAGCGACCGTTTCATCCCGAAATAGGCTGTAATATCAGAAAGTTACTGTTCGAACCTCTGTCGCCATTTACGGCAGCGGATATCGCACGGTTCATCCAAGAGACCCTGGATAACTTTGAACCCAGGGTCATCGTTAAACGGATCATCTCTGAAGCCAATGCCGACCGCAATGGATATATGGTCACCCTGGAATTTTATGTCAATGTCTCATCCCAACTCGTCTCCATTCAATTTTTGTTAGAGCGTATTCGTTAAGAACAGGAGCATTCCATGGCCGAACGTCTGAATATCACCGAATTAGACTTTGATGCAATCAAACGGAACTTCAAAGAATTTCTGAAAGGTCAATCGACCTTTACGGATTATAACTTTGAAGGATCTGGTATGTCAGTGCTGCTGGATATTCTGGCCTATAATACCTTTTATAATGCGTACTATACGAATATGGTCGCCAATGAAATGTTCTTGGATACCTCCCTGGTCCCTGATGCGATTCGTTCCCATGCCAAAGCCCTGAACTATGTGCCAGTGTCGCGCAGAAGTCCTGTGGCCCTGGTCTCGGTGGTCGTGACACCTCCAGGCGGCAATACCCAAGGCACCTTGACCCTGGACAAATTCACCCAATTTCAATCCGAAGCTATCGATGGTATCAACTATACCTTTGTGAATTCTGAGGCCATGACGGCCTATAAAGAAAGCGATCAATTCACATTTACGGATGTGGAACTCAAACAGGGTATTCCCCAACTCGCCACGTTTCTCTATGATAGTACGACCAATGCCAAGAGAGAATTTGTACTACCAAATGACGATATCGATACATCCACCCTCTCTGTCTTGGTCCAAGAATCCGTTTCCAATACCCAAGTCAAGGTCTATACGCTCTCCCAGGATGTGACCCTGCTCGATGGAGAGAGTGCCATCTATTTTCTCTCCACCGCACCAGATTCCCTCTATAAAGTCTCCTTTGGGGATGGTGTGATTGGGCGGGCAATTTCTAATGGTAACATCGTGCTTGCAGGCTATCTCTCCACAGACGGGTCACCTGCCAATAAAGCGAACAACTTTGCATCACGTTCCATTGGCGGATTCTCGAATGTGGTCGTCACCCCCAGTTCATCGGCCTCTGCTGGTGCGTCAGCCGAAACGGCGGATGATATTCGATTCCATGCCCCACTGGCCTATACCTCACAGAATCGTGCTGTCACGGCCAAGGATTATGAATTCCTAATCAAACAAGCTTATCCAAACATCCAATCCATTTCCGCATGGGGTGGAGAAGAGAATGTGCCTCCGGTGTTCGGAAAGGTCTTCATTGCCTATCAACTCAAGACCGATGCGCCTATTAATGATACCGAAAAACAACGTATCATCGATGAGATTATCCGTCCAATCTCCATGGTCACGATAGAGCCAGTGATCGTTGATCCAAATTATGTGTATCTCAAGTTTATCAGCAACATCGATGTCGATAAGAAATTGACCAATCTATCCTCGGCTGAATTGTCCGCCATGGCTCGGGCGTCAATTGTCGATTATTGTGCGGCCACGCTGAACCGTTTTGGTTCGGTGTTTGTCTCCTCGCGCCTTGAAGCGGCCATCGATGCGTCCTCCCCATCATTCATTGGATCAGATACCAGCTTCCGAGTTGAAAAGCGATTCCTCCCGGCGTTGGATACGCTTGATTCCTATACCATTTCGTTCTCCACACCTCTCCATCGTGGCGTCAGCTCCACTGGTCTGCTCACGACCGGATTTACCATGAATGATGATGCTCAAGTTCCTCGATTGTGCTATATCGAAGAGGTCTCGGCTTCATTTACAGGCATCGATGAAATCCAAGTCACCAACGGTGGTTATGATTATCTGGTCCCACCTATCGTCACGATTGACGGCGACGGGACTGGCGCCGAAGCATTTGCCACCATTGTCAATGGGAAAGTCACGACGGTCACACTGACCAATCGCGGTATTAATTACACCACAGCACAAGTCCTCTTTTCTAGTGAGAGTGGACAAGAAGCCGGGGCCTTGGCGCTCATTGGGGCAAAATTCGGCACCCTTCAGATCATCTATTATCAATCGACCGCCAAGAAGGTGGTCCTCATAGGCAATGCAGGGACGATCAACTATGAGACCGGGGAGGTCACACTGACTGATCTCTGGCCTCTGTCTGTTGATGCCACCGACAATATGATCCGGGTGTCTGTGCAGCCTGATACTGGTATCATTTCGACCATTCGGAATCAACTCCTATTCTTGGATTCGGATGATGCGACCGCGATTCAAACGACAATACGGTTCCGCTAACCATGGCTATTGCTAATACCAAAACATTAATTTCCACTCTGGTCCGCAATCAGTTACCAGAATTCATACGAAATGACTATGACACCTTTGTGGCGTTCATCGAGGCCTATTATGAATTTCTAGAAACGGAAGGTGGCGCCATGAATACCTCCAAGAATCTTTTGGAGTATCTCAATGTCGAAACCACGTTGGATGCCTTTATTGAACATTTCAGGAAGCAATATCTCAATCTGATTCCCACGGATGCGATTCCCGATAAGGCATGGCTGACTCAACATATCAAGGAATTCTATCGGGCCCGTGGCACCGAGAAGGCCCTGCGATTCCTCTTTCGTCTTCTCTATAACGAAGAAATCGAAATTTTCTATCCCAAGCAGTTCATTCTCAAGGCCTCAGGTGGAAACTGGATCACCACCAAAACGATGTTCCTGAATCCCTCACTGAACGTCTATGCCACAGGAGATTCAGTCAATACCACATTTCGTCTTCTGGATACCAAGCTGATCATCGGGGATATTCCAATCTATGTGGATGGTGTCCTCCAGACCTCAGGATATTTCATCTCCAACAACACCCCCTCGTTAGTGTTTGCCACACCTCCAGCGGCCAATGCAAATATTCGCATGGTCTATGACTCCACCTCATTGATTACTGAAATCAACGATGGCACGGTCATTGGTGTGGTCACAGGTCAGACTTCGGGAGCGACCGCGGTGACTGAAAAAGCCTCATTAGTGACGATTGGTGGCGTACTCATGATGGGCCTCGAAGTCTCCAATCTTTCCTTGATCCCATTTGCCCAACAAGAATCGGTCGTCCTTCGTTGGACCTATAATCTAGATACCCATCGGTTCCTGGAATTCCATAGCTCATTCATGTCCTTCATTTCTTCGATTACCTTGACCAACGGGGGCGCCAGCTATAATGTCGCCGATGTGGTCCCAATTATTGGGGGTGATCCCGCCGTTGCGGCCACCGCGATCATCGATGATGTCTATCATGCCGTCATTACCAATATCACAGTCATCAACGGTGGTTGCGGCGTCCAGTCTGGTCAGGGGGTCGTCATTACCTCTTCACCCAACACAGGATTGAACCTTGTGGTCTCAAGTGTGGATACCTCAGGCAATGTGCATCCCAATTCTTATGTGATTGTCAAGGATGTGATCTCCCTCTATCAAAATGTCATCCTGTCGAATGTTAATTACTATTTTCAAAGTAATCCAGGGGCCAACTCACTGACCACATTAGCCAATGCGTTGAGTACACTGACCTTCGGTGCGGCAGGTCCAGAACGTTTGGGTCCCATCACCGGGATCACGATTACGTCCTCCACACAAGAATTCATCTCCTTACCCCAATTTCGTGTGGATGCACCTATCATCATGGTCACAGGGAATACCGCCAACGCGGTGGTGGCTACTGCGAATGTGAATCTTGGATTTTTTGGTATCATGGGGCGCATGAATCTTATCGCTGGTGGGAGTAACTATACCGTAGGAGACGAACTCAATTTCGTGAATCAAGCAGGCATCGGTATTGGTATCGGTTGTGCAGGAGAAGTCATTGAAGTCCATTCGGCCAACAATGGAGTCAAGTCCATTCGTTTCATGCCGTCGCGTGTGAACGGCACAGCGAACTGTAATGCCAACACGATTGTCACAGGCACAGGTACCACATTCAATGTGGCCTTGTCGATTGGTGATCAGGTCGAACTAAACAATGAAACCAGCTATGTGGCCTCCCTGCAAAGTAATACCCAATTTACGGTCAATGTAGCCTTTACCAATGTCAGCAATGACCGGCGCGTGGGCGTCTTTGGTCGCTATCCTATCGGTGGTATCAACTATCGCATGGCGTCCTTGCCGGCCATCACGATCACCTCAGCCAATCCCGCGGCCACAGGAGCGAACATTCTTGCCGAGGGTGTGATCACCACCGCTGGGGCAGGATTGATCCCCTCGGCTGAATTTCAACCAGGACAGATTAAAAGTATTAAGCTGACCTCTCCGGGTCTCGCCTATACCTCGACCCCCATTGTCGATCTGACCAATCTTGGTAATGGAAAGGCCACAGCTATCGCCGCGATCATTGAAAGTCTTTTGGTCTCTGAAGGATTCTTTAAAGATTCTTCGGGATTGTTGAGTTCAGATCGAAAGCTACAGGGACAGGAATATTACTATGAAAATTATTCCTATGTGGTACGGACCCGAGTCGAATTGAGTCGTTACAAGGAAGTGGTCAAGGCCTTGACCCATCCGGCTGGATGTACCGTCTGGGGCGAACTGATGATTGACGAAGAAACCACAAAATCCACGTTCATGAACGTCTTGACGGCCAACGTAAATCAAATTGTTGTATAAATAAGGCAGGAACATAAAGGAACTTTTATGGCATTGACGCTCACACCTCGCACCTTAGGGTACGAACAAGCATTCAATCTTGCGACCGCACTGGGGGCGAACGCCTCTGTGGTGGGGTATATCACTATCGGCCGACATCTTCCCTGGGCCAATGATGCGGCTCCTCCAACACCATCGGATACGGATGCTACAGTGGCCGAAGCCTATTCCTACATGCTCGGTGGGAAAATCATCACAGGAGCCGATGTGTTTCTGGTTATACCACGAGTCACATGGACAAGTGGTGTGGTCTATACGCCCTATGATGATCAATCCGTGACCCTCTTCAATTCCACGAATACCATGTATGTCATGACGGCGACCTCTGAAGTCTATAAATGTATTGATAATGCCAATAATACACCCTCGACCGTACAACCCAGCACGGCCTATGTTGTGAACAATGGGTTTAGTTCTCCATTAGGCGATGGCTATGTCTGGAAGTATCTCTATAAAGTTCCAACCAATTCAAAGTTTTTGACCACAGAATGGATGCCTGTTCCCTCAGATCAAAATGCCAGTTATACCGGAACCGCAAATAATGCGGTCGACGGCGCGATTTCTCGGGTGGTCCTGGTGAGTGGAGGCACAGGTTATGTGCAGAATACGACCAATGTCATCGTGTTTGGAGAAGGAACCAGCGGGAATGTCTCGGCCGTGGTGTCTGGTGGTAACGTCACCAGTGTGAGTCTGGTCAATCGAGGTTCTGGCTATCATGGTCTCCTCAATGTCTCCATCTTTGGTGCAGGCACGGGGGCGAACGTGCGAGTCATCGGTTCTCCCTATCGGGGTCATGCGTTCAATCCGGCCCGTGAACTGGGGGCCAATGCCTGTATGATTTCCGTCCAGATCGGCGCCACAGGGGATGCGACCGAGGGAGGTAAGATTACCTCAAATAACGAATTTCGTCAGATCGGACTGGTACTTCGACCACATAAATATGCTACGAACGTAGCGGTCGTCTCGGCCAATGCGAACCTGGCCTTCTCCTTTTTGACTCAGATCGTTGTGACCTCCGGCGCAGGCTATCTGGCTGATGAACTCGTCTATCAGGGTACGGATTCTGGTGCCAACGCGACATTTACCGGGTATGTCACTGATTTGTTTTCGAATGCCATCAATGTCTCGGCCATTCGTGGAACGGCCAAGATTGGGTCTCCGATTATTGGTGGGACTTCAGGTACCAGTCGGATCGTGGTCAGTTCCGCGCCTGCTGATATCGATCAAGGCAGCGGATCACTGGTCTATCTTGAAAATCGTCTCCCCATTACCCGAAGCGCCGGACATGCCGAAAATGTGAAATTGGTCGTAAAGTTTTGATAAATAGGCATAGATACTCATAACATGTGACTTCTCTAGAGAAAAGGACGGCTCCATGTCAATAGATTTCAATCAGTCTCCCTACTACGACGATTTTGATGCACAGAAGAATTTCTATCGTCTCCTGTTTCGCCCTAATTATGCCGTCCAGGCGCGTGAACTGACTCAAATCCAGACATTGCTCCAAAATCAGGTCGCGGCCTTTGGTCGTCATATTTTCAAGGATGGATCACCTGTCCAGGGCGGACAAACGACGATTGAAGTCTCAGGGGTCTTTGCATTGAATGTCGAGCCGACCTTTGAGACTGTGGCCATTGATCTTGCAAGCTTCAAAGGTAAATTCATCACCTCTGTGGCCGGTAATGTTCGCGCCTTTGTGGCCGCAACCGTGGATGCCACAAATACCGCTCCCCCATGTCTGATTATCAAGTATGTGACCGGAGAAGAATTCGACAACACCACGTTCGGTCAGACCATTACCACGGATACTGGGAATTTTAGTGCGAATGTCAATTTGGCATCCGCGGTGTCGAATACCTCTATCTGCTCGATCAATGAGGGATATTTCTTTATTAACAATCTGTTCGTGCATTGCCCAGAACAAACCGTCGTCCTGGATGCCCATGCCAATACCCCATCTTATCGTATCGGACTGCAACTCGATGAAACCATCATCACGGAATCACAAGACTCCTCGCTCCGTGATCCGGCATTGAATTCAACCAACTATCAAGCCCCTGGTGCAACTCGCTATAACATGGAGTTGACACTGGCCAAACGATCCCTAGACAGTCAGGATGATTCATTGTTCGTGGAATTGGTCCGTGTGGCCAATGGTGCCTTGGTCCAAACGATTACCTATCCTCAACTCTCAGAACTTGAGCGCACCTTGGCTCGTCGCACCAATGATCAATCAGGATCGTTTACTGTGAAACAGTTCCGCATGGCCTTGAAAAGTCATGACACCTTTGCGAATGCGTATTCAATCCTTCTGGACCCAGGAAAAGCCTATGTCCAGGGATTTGAGCATGAGACCGTCTCCACACAATCGATCAAGTCTGAGCGGGCCCGCGATGTGGCCAATGTGCGAAGCTACCCACTCTCAATGGATTTCAAAAATTATGTGTATGTCGCCAACGTTCGTGGTCCGCTCTATACGAAAACGCTTGAACCTCTCACGATCCATTGTGTCTCAAATGCGTCAATCAACACCCTGACGACCACCACAGCAGGCGCCACCAAAATTGGTTCCCTTCGCGTCCGATCTGTGGAACATGAAGATTCGGTCAATACCGGCATCCACACCTTGTATGTGTTTGATGTGAACGTGGCAAGCCGTACGGCCGTGTGTCAGGCTGGAGGCACCTCCAATACGATCATCCTGGATGCGGCGGCTGCGTCTCAGAACAATGCCTATCAGGGAATGCGACTTCGTTTGGGCAGCACGGCCACACAGAATCTTGAATCAGTCATCATTGCCGACTATAACGGCATCAACAAAACCGCGACCTTGGAAGCAGGAAAAACCTTTGCCAATACACCCTCGACGGCGCGGACCTTCACCTTGGACTACGAATTTGCCGATGCGGAATCGTTTGTTGCAGGGAATTCCAATGCGATCTGGTCGAACTCTGATATCTATGCGCCCTATTCCAAATTCCCCTTGAAGGCGGATGTCTATCAGAGCGCCTATCTCTATGAAACCAATCTGAATCATTCCTTATTCCCTCTGCCTAATGATTGGGTAGGCAATAACTCTATCATCGGTGGACTGACCATGAGCAATACCAGCTACACGGGTCATCAGACCTTGTCTCAGACCGCCACGTTGGGGGTGTTGTCATTTACCACCACATCAGGAATCTTATCCACGGTCACGGGGGCCCCATTGGCGATCTCTGATGCCTTCAAAAATATTCGTTGCGTCTTGACCAATGTGTCTGGTGGCACCTTAGGTAACAACTCACTGATCATCTGGGATGGTTCCAACACCGTCACAGTGACTTCCACGGCCACCCAATCGACCTATACGATCACGATCCCCAACTCATCAGGGTCCACCTTTGATGTGGATATCAAAGTGAACTTCCCAACGGCCGATACGACCACGGGTATTCGCAAGTCTAAAATCTATCGCACGGCCAATCCGACCTTCTTTGATGTGGCCACCCCGACCATCACGATTGCCACGAGTGTTGGGTATCGTTCACAGAACACAGGTTCCGGCGGACTTCAGCTTCATTTCTTGACAGCCGGGAATCTCAATTCCCCAATCACCCAAAAGCTCAGGACTCCGAATGCACCACAAAGCCTATTTGTGGCCGATGTGATTAAACTCCAGAAAGTCGTGGACTACGGTGTACTCACGGTCACCAACTCAAATTTGGCCTCTGCCACGGACATCACCTCGTCCTATGTCCTGGACAATGGTCAGCGTGATAACTCCTATGAACATGCCTCCATTCGCTTGAAGCCAAACGGCACGCCTCCCAAGGGTAACGTGGTGGTCTATGCAGATTTCTATAATCACACAGGCACAGGCTATCTCACGGTGGATTCCTATCCTACGTCCAACGTCAATTATGCAGATATCTCCGTCTATACCTCACCGGTCACCGGCGAAGTCTTCAATCTCCGTGATTGCATCGATTTCCGACCACGCCGTGTGGATGCGAATACATCAGGGGAATATCAGGAAACCTATTTCCCAACCTCAGGTTCCATCTTTACCACAGATTTCTCCTATTATCTTCCCCGCATTGATAAAGTGATCTTGACGCGAGATAAAGAATTTATCGTGCAAAAAGGTATTTCCTCGATCACACCTATGGCACCAGCCGATTCTGCTGAAGGCATGACCCTCTATAAACTCACGCTACCAGCCTATACCGCCAATACGAGTGATATTGATATCAAGTACATCGATCATCGTCGCTATACCATGAAGGACATTGGTGTGCTAGAACAGCGTATCCAAAATCTTGAATACTATACCTCTCTGAACCTGTTGGAGAAATCCGCCCAGGCAACAGAGTTACAAGATAATGTCGGACTCCCTCGCCCCAAGAACGGAATCATTGTCGATGCCTTCTCGGGTCATGGTATCGGCGATGTCTTGAACAAAGACCATGTCTGTGCGATTGATGCGGAGAATCGTGAACTGCGCCCTTCCTTTATCCCACGCAAGTATGATCTCTCGTTCCGCACCTCCTCTTCGACGAATTTTCAACAGCGTGGAGATATCGTCACCTTGCCGTATACAGAAGTCACATTGGTCGATCAATCATCGATCTCTAAGGCCATCAATGTGAATCCATTTAACACGGTCACCTTTCTTGGAAAAATTCAACTCGATCCAGCATCGGATACCTGGGTCGATACGAGTCAACAGCCTGATGTATTAGTTAATGCTGAAGGCGATAATGACGCCTGGGCCGCTCTGAGTGATTTGGTCGACAATTCTCCTCGCTTTGGTACTACCTGGAATTCATGGCAGACCAATTGGACCGGAGTGACGCATAGAACCGAGAGTCAGAATTGGTTGCAAGACACGGGTCGTCGTATCCATCATGGAAGAGGTGTGGGGGTCCGTCCAGTGACGACCACTCGCTTCATCGATGATATCACGACCAACCAGGTGCGTACAGGGATCAAAACCTCTTTGGGACCCACACTCATTACCTCGTCATTGGGCAACAAAGTCGTGGATATTTCTATTGTCCCCTATATGCGCTCACAGGGTGTACTCTTTACCTGTGGTGGATTCAGACCGAACACCCGCGTCTATGTCACTTTCGATAATCGGAACGTAGATCGATTCATCAGTCTCTCGAATATCATCAAGGTGGCCAATGCGTCCATTACCTATCGTGATGGATATCAGCATGGAGAACAAGTCCGTGTCTGGGACCCAGCCAACTCTCGCTTTACGGCCAATGCGACCGTCGTGTTTAATCGCAATGAAGGCACCTATTCGAACATCACGGTCGTCAACGTGGAATCGGCGAACTCTAATGCCTATGCGACCGAAGTGTATGTCTCTGGTGGCTCACGTTTCCTCCTAGGCAATACCAGTGGCGCCAATTCTCAGATCACAGGGTATTGGCATCGTTCAGGTTCTGTATGGCTTGCCAATGCCAATTCAATCTTTATCGGTCATGATGCACTCGGATCGACCAACTTTGGTCCATCCTATGCCAATCTGACCAATCAGACGATCACCATTACTTCTGGACCAGGGGCCGGACAGTCCATCAAGTTCAATCATTACAATCCTACCACTGGGGTCATTAGTTGTGGCGCCAATGCGTTTAGTGGGACCACAGGATTCGCGCTCCCAAATACCCAATCCACCTATACTATCGGTACCTCGTTTACGAGTGTCTCTGGTGTAGCGAATGTCTCAATGCTCATGACTGATTGGAGAGGTGAAGCCGCTGGTGTGTTCGCTATTCCTGATGTCACCAACTTGGCGAGTGTCCTCAAGCCTAACAAGCTGGATTATTCATTCCGAACAGGGGAACGAGTCTTCCGTATCTCAGATTCTCCAACAGGCGAACTCACACAATCCTATACCAATGGCGATGCCACCTATAGCGCCTCGGGTATCCTGGAATCACGACAAAATACCATTCTCACGACACGCACACTCGGCGTGATCCGTCAATCATTGACAGAATCCAAGGTCATCAACAGTTCTGTGGTCACCTCCTCACGAACGGTGCGAACAGGTTCCGCCTATTTTATTGATCCACTGGCCCAAACATTTACGGTGGATGCTCGCAATCATCCCAACGGTGTCATGACGACCAGTATCCGACTCCTATTCCGAGCAAAGGATTCCGCGATCCCTGTCCGGGTGCAACTCCGCCCAGTGGTCAATGGATATCCTGATTCTGCGACCGTGATCCCCTATGCCGATGTGGTCGTTCCAGCGGATAAGGTGACCTTGGCCACCGAAGCGGCGATTGGGGCGCGTTACGCCAATACCAGCTTTACGAATCCTCTCTCAGATTCCGCACTCTATACGGAAATCAAATGGGATGCCCCGGTCTACTTGTCCCCTGGTGTGGATTATGCCGCGGTCATTATCACTAACTCTCAGAAATATGAAGTCTTTGTCTCTGAAGTGGGTAAGCAATTACTCGGCACCAATCGTTTGATCTCACAGCAGCCCTACTTGGGATCGTTGTTCAAGTCACAGAATTCTTCGACCTGGGAACCTATCCAGGCAGAGGACCTCTGCTTCAAGCTGTTGATTGCTGAATTCAGTACGGGGGTCACCGCAAACGTAGAATTGGGTATCACGACCCTGGGTGATCGCACAGCCAACTGGAGAATTACCTCTAATGTCGCGGTCGATGCGTTCCATGTGATGTCATCAATCTTCTTGCCATCGAATACGGTATTTGATGCCGTCTATCTGAGCACTCCAGCGTCTACAGGGGTCATTGAATCGCCACATACGTTGCAACTTGATGAAACCACCTTCTTTGATGATACTGTCGGCCGACGTGTATTGACGACCAATCCTGATAGCTTCAAAGTTCGGATGTTCTTTGGATCAGGGCATAAGGATGTCTCACCGATCATCGATCAAGAACGTATGTCGATCATCACCATCGAGAATGTGGTCAACAATCTTGGTTTGATCAATACCAGCTTTGTGGTCATCGATTCCAATTCAAACTTTAGTCCATCGAATGTGTCCGTGACGATCACACCGAATGCCAATAGCTTGACGGTACCGACGATCACGGCGAATGCCTTTGCCAACGTCATTGCCAATGTTCTGAGCAGTCTGACGGTGGACATCTCAGGCGCAGGCTATACGCTGACTCCGACCGTCACAGTGACGGGTGGTGGACCAACAGCATCGGCCAACGTGGTCTGTCAAGGAGAAGATCAATCACAGGGCGGCCCAGCAACCGCACGATATATCACACGCAAAGTGACATTGGCTGATGGGATGGATGCCGGAGACTTCCGGGTCTACTTCTCGGCCTATCGTCCAACCAACGCGAATATATACGTGTATTACAAAGTCTTATCGGCCGATGATACGGATGTGTTTGACGATAAGCCGTATCAACTCATGACCGCCATTTCTGGATACTCATTCTTTTCGTTGGATCAATCGGACTTTAAGGAATTTGTCTTTGCTCCTGGGGACGATAATCTCCCTGCGAACATTGTACAATATGGTGGATATCAGACCTTTAAGTATTTTGCAATCAAGCTGGTCATGACTTCCACCGATACCACAAAGGTACCACGAATTCGGGATTTCCGAGTTGTGGCAATACCTGCAATTCCGTCAAACGGTTAAGGAGGTCGTGCCATGGCGATGAAACCACAGTGTTTAGTGCCTATTGAGAACACGAATCTGGTGCGGGACATGTCGACCAAGGCCGTCCTAAATACAGATGTTGAAGGGCAGTCTCGGTATCGTAGTCTCTATAATCGGAGACTCCAAGAAATCAAGGAGAACGTCGATACCAAGAAACGCCTTCAGGACATTGAATCTGAGTTGGCATCCATTAAGTTACTCATGACAGAACTATCCACACTGACTCGTCACCCAAAGATTGTATAAACAATGGCTATTAATCAATTTAGTACATCCAATACATTCGGCGAATTAGTCACCTCAACCTCTGCGCTCATTACGGTGGCCAACAACTTGACCGACGGTCCTGTATTTGTGGCCAATACCCAACTTCAACTACGGGCACCGGGTACTTCACTCATTGTCAATAATAACGTATCCATCCTCAATGTCCTGACGACCAATACCTTGGTCATCACAGGGAATGTCACGGCCGCGAATCTCAAAGTCACGGGCCCTGGGGCAGCCTTTGTGGTCTCCAATACCGGGACGTTCAGTAATATCATTGTGGCGAATACCTCGACCTTGGCCACCGCGAATATCAATATCCTCACGGGTAATTGTCTTAGTCAATTCGATACCTCAGGGCTCGCATTAGCGATGTCCCTCACCTTTGCGTAAGGAACTATTATGGCATTGACAACCACATTCAAGTCTAATTTGAAAAGTGATATTCTGATCACAGGCAACACGGTCTATGTCTGCCCTGTGGGAAATACCGCGACGGTTATTGGATTCTCAATTTCCAATAAGACGGCGAATGTGATCACGGCCAATGTGTGGATTCATCGTGGCACCGTGGATTATTATACGGCCGCGAATGTCTCCATCTTTGGTGGATCGTCATTCACGCCCTATGGCGAACCACAAAAGCTTGTGCTGCAAGCCTCCGATTCTATTAACTGTTCGGTCTCGCTGGCCACATCGGCTGACGCGATCTGCTCTGTCTTAGAGGTCTACTAATGGCACTTACTAAAGTCACAGGATCGATGCTCGAAGATAACTTTGTCATCAATACCCTGGGTGTGTATAATTTTCGGAATGCCCTGGAAGCCAAGTATTATACCAGTCTCAATGCGGCGATCAATGCGGCCATTACGAATGCGAATACCCTGATCATTTCCAGTAACATGATCCTGTTAAATTCCGTCACGGTCACACCGAATGTGGCGATTGAAGTGGTCTCCAACGGCATCATCACCCTGAATACCTCCAAAGTCCTGACTGTCAATGGCAGCTTTAATGCCGGCAGGACACAAATATTTAAAGGTTCTGGTACGGTCGTCGGTCTTCAAAAGGCGACGAACCTGACCCCCTATTGGTGGGGTGCCGTGGGTGATGGTGTCACAGACGATACGGCCGCCTTTGCGGCGTTAGAAATCGCCCGTCCAGGTCATACGATTGATCTTGGTAATTCGACCTTCTCTGTGACCGCGGTGCCTATTAAAGAAGATTATCAGAATGGGACATTTTTCGATGCCACGGCCAATACGACTCGCTATGCGGATTCTGGATTCCCGCAACCTGCCCCATGCTTTCATCCCTATGGTGGTCAGCTTCGTCGCCTCAAAGAAGCCTTGGGAGATCCCTTCCAACAGATCGTCTCGATTGTGTTTATT